GAAGTTCTTACAAGGATTAGGTAACCAATCTAATAGATTTTTAACAGCGTTTGCAACTCGTTACAACCCATTATTCTTTGACAGTAACATACCTATGGATTTGGGGCAACAGATTATCTTTACGGATATTTGGGATAAGGGTAAGACATATACAAGTCTTATTGGATCTTCCTTCCGTGCAATCGCTCGAACAGCTCAGTTTGTAGATCCATTGGGTCGTAATAAAGAAAAGATCCAAGAGGTAATGGAAGACTGGATTGCTTTTGGTGGATCTCAAGACTTAATGTCTCTATCAAAGGAGATGAAAAGTGAATTCACTTCTGAAGGTTCTGTTACCTTACACGGAGATCCTAAGAAAAAAGGTTCTTGGCGTAAATTCAAAGATGGAGTCTCTTACTTCAATACTAAGACTGAGGTTGCAATGCGACTTGCGGCATTCAACGAGGTAAGAAATAATATGCTTGAGGATTACGCTAAGGAGAATGGGAAGCAGAAGCCTAGCGAGAATGAGATGTACAAGATCAATACGATTGCGGCGGCTCAGTCTAGAGCATATACTGACTTTGCACAAAAGGGAACCTACCTTCCTAAGTGGAATATGGCATACCTTAACTCATCTGTTCAGGCATTTGCTGCAACACTTGAGTATGCGGTTGATAATCCTAAAGCATTGGCATTTAAGTTTGCTCAGATGGGAGCGGCTGGATTTTCATTTCAGCTTGGTATTATGTCTGCAATGGCGTTATTTGGTGCGGGCGGAATGGATGACGTTACAGAATACGAAAAGGATCGTAACATTCTAATTCCATTGTTCTTTACGGTAGGCAAGGATAAGTTTGGAAACCCTAAGAATATCTGGCACTTCAAAAAGATCCGTGTCAACCCAACTATTGTTCCATTCTGGATTGCAATTCGTAAGAGTGCTGAACTTGCATTTAATTCAATCAATGGTATTGAAAAGAAACCTTTGACAGCAGGTCAAATGATCGATGGAACTATTGATGCAATGAATGAGGCACTACCGTTAGCTATTCCAATGGTAGGATTTGCGGAGCCTAAGATGACGCAACGTATTGGTCAGTTATTATCTAGAAAGTTAATGATTAGTGCCATATACAAGGCGGAGTTTGGCGTAGATGTATACAGAGATCGTGATTTAAGATCGTATGATGATATTCAGGGAGTTCTTTCTGCTGAAGGAATTGATAATAAGAATGTTCCATATATCTACAAAGCTATTGGTAAAACAGTTGGTCTTTCTCCTTTGAGAACTCAGGCATTTACTGAGACATTTATTACATCTCCTACAACAAATATCTTGACAGGTATCGCATATTCTGCATCTAGTGATCTTGCGAATGCAATTATACCAGCAGCTACAGAAACAGAACGTGGCGAGTATAGATTCTTTGATAAGGCGGGCATTCCTAACTTAGACAAAATTGGAACTGCACTAGGTAAGAAGTCATTCACTAAGAGTAATCCTGATCTTCAGTACAACACTGAGATGAATGATAAGTATAAGATGCAGGCTCAGTTGTTGAAGGAAGCAAATACTAACGATCGCTTAATGAAGATCGATCTAGAGGAAATCAAATCTCAGTCAGCTAATAGCGATGAGTTTTTCCAAAAAGCAACTTCACAATACGTTCCTTCAATAGATGAGAACAACATAGAGAAAAGAATGTCTGCTTATAAGATGATTGAGCAAATAATGACTAAGGGAACTAAGAAAGAAATATTCTCTGAGAAGTCTTATATGGATGCGATTATCTTAAAGAACTCAGGAGACGCTACAGGGAGAGCTAAGATGATGCAGTATATGTACGGAGACAATCTTGAGACTGCACAGGAAATGATTACCTATAGTTCAACTCTTGGCTTATCTGCGGAAGATGTTTACTTTGCACTAGAAGAATACAAAAAACTAATAAAGAAATGATACGGAAAATAAAGGGAGGGTACCAGCTACTCTCTAAAAAAACTGGTAAAAACTTAGGAACTGCTAAAACTGCAGCTGAGATCTTTAAAAGAGAGAAACAAGTTGAGGTGTTTAAGCATATGAAAAAGAAATAAATATTTACTATCTTTGATAAAATAAAAATGTTATGGCAAGTTTAATTGAAATGCAGAAAGCCAAGAGAGCCTCAAAGGCATTTGGTACATTAATGAATGACTATTCACAACCTGCGGGCGAAGTAGAAAACGAAGCTCCTGAAGTGGAGATGATGAATGAAATCTTAGAAGCTGCGGCTACCGCTAAGCGTTATCATTGGGCTACAATGGGTCTTGGTGAACACGAGGCTCTTGAGTATTTCTACGAAGGATTTGAAGACTTAGCTGATGACTTTATTGAAACTTATCAAGGTTTTTCAGGTCAGCGTTTAAAGGGTGCTAACGAAATGGAGATCCCTGAATATACATTAGATGGTGCAGTATCATTCTTAATGTCATTTAAAGAGTGTGTTAATGGAAGTTTCCGTATGTTAGTTCCAGAGCGTTCTTTGAATAACATCTTAGACGATATGGCTAACCTTATCGGAAAGACCTTGTATAAACTATCACTTGTTAAATAACACTACAATGCCTCCAGTTTCTAAATTTAAAAAAGGGCAGATCTCGGCAGCTCGTGCATACGAGGTTGCTGATTCCCTAATGAATAATTCTGTTAGAAAAAAAAGTTTCGCAGCAGATCAAAGATCAATTGGTAAGGCAACCATAAAAAATGGTGTTGCTGACAAGCAAGTTAATGTTGGTACGAGCGATCCAAGAACTTGGGGTAAAACTTTAAGTGGAAATGATCGTATAAAAATTGCAGATAAATTAACAAAGGAAGCATCCGCTGATTCAAGTAACTCAGTTAGAATTAAAGGAATAGCAGATGCCGCAATGACTAAGGCTAATCAAGCTAAAGCAGCAAGCGAAACAAAGGGATTTTCTTATAAATTAAAATCAAAATAAAATGATCACGAAAAAAAACAAGCCCGTTAAATCAGTAGCCTCAAAGTCTCCAATGGATTCTATTGCTACACAAAAAGGAGGTTCTCCTAAATCAACAAAAGGGGGAATGTCTAAAAAGAATTGCTAATATGAAAGCTAAAAAAGGAATGGGATTCAAAGCCGCAGCGGCAGCGATCTCTGAGAAGCAAGGAATTCCAATGAAGAATGCAGGAGCAATCTTAGCATCTTCAGCTAGAAAGGCATCTCCAGCCGCTAAGAAGGCTAATCCTAATTTAAAGAACGTTCTACCAAAGAAGAAGTAACGATGAAAAATGGCTTATACGCTAATATTCACGCTAAACAAGAACGAATTAAAGCTGGTTCTGGTGAAACAATGAGAAAGGTAGGAGTTAAAGGGGCTCCTACCGCAAAGCAATTTAAGCAAGCAGCTAAGACTGCTAAAAAGAAATAATATGGCTACTGAGGCTTGGCAACGTAAGGAGGGTAAAAATCCCAACGGTGGGTTAAATGCGAAGGGAAGGGCTTCTTATAAAGAAGGTCATCTAAAAGCTCCCGTTAAATCAGGAACTAACCCACGTAGAATTTCTTTTGCAGCGAGATTTGCTGGAATGAATGGTGCGATGAAGAAGCCTAATGGAGATCCAACTAGAAAGGCTTTAGCTTTAAAGGCGTGGGGCTTTGGTAGTGTTGAGGCAGCTAGGAAATTTGCTAACACTCATAAAAAAAAGTGATAGTTAAGGAATTTTCAAAATATTGCCAATCTTGCGGAGGCATTCAATCCTACACAAGCAAAAACGAACTGCAAAGAGCGACAAAGAATAATACTCATTGTCGCTCTTGCCATAATAAGTCAGTCAAGTACAATAAAAGACTACATAAAGGTATCCCTATTGCTTGGTTTGACGATAAAAAACGTAAGGCATTAGCACGTGGTAAAGAATTTTCTATCGATATTAAATACATTTGGTACCTATATCTTAGACAGAATAAAGTATGTGCATTATCTGGATTACCTTTAGACTTTGATAAAGATACAAGTGTTAGTATGGTATCGATCGATCGAATTAATAACGACAAAGGATACGTCAAAAGAAACATACAATTACTTCACAAAACTATTAATTTTATGAAGTACGTATATACCCAAAAAGAGTTTATAAAAATGTGTAAATTAGTAGCACAAAAAAATTCAGATGAAAAAATCAGCTAAGGCATACAGAGATAATCCTGAGAGTTACGCAAAGAAGTTAGCGTATGATAAGAAATATAATGCACAGCCTGAGAAGCGGGCGAAGCGTGCTGAGTTGGTTAAGATAAACCGTGATCGTGGAACTTATGGTAACGGTGATGGCAAGGATGCATCTCATACAAAGAATGGTATTGTAATGAAAAAAGCCTCGGTAAACAGAGGCTCTAAATCAGATACTGTAGGCGATCGCCGTGCACGGGGAGGGAAGTAATTATTTAATTAAATCCTCCTCATAAATAACTTTCTTTTTAAGATGCTCCAACTTCGGTTCCTTATAAATGCCAACTAGATCGATTGATTTCGCAAAGTATCCGTAGAATTCTTTTTTATCTGTGCATATTGTAAATGCAAAAAAGTCATTATCTTTTGGGTCGATTGTAACCTCATCGTTAGGTTGGAATAGCCAACTAATTGGGTATCCTGATGTTTCCATACAAGACTTAACGTGAATCAAATTATTATCAGATACAAGATCAGCATCATTTGATTTATTATTATTTTGATAGATTGCAATATCAGGGAATGTAACTTTCTTGCCCTGAGCTACCAAAAAATTGTACACTGCAAACTCTGCCATTTTACCTAGATAAATATCCAGTTTCGCCTTATATGACGAGCTCCCATTACGCTTTAAATATGTGTCTCCCGAAGAACTTTTACGGAAAACTTCCTTAGAAAATTCTTCCGATAAGATATGTTGGTATGTACTAGGAGCGATAAGATTTACTCTCTTTAGTTGCATAAGATATAATGTGAATTGTTAACTTATAATGCTTTTTACCCATTGTTTCCTCGGGGATAATAGTAACTTTTTTACAATATTTTTTTGTATCATCGGTCAATATGCCAATATGCCTAAGATAATCTTCGGCAATTTTAATTAATATAATCGTATTGGTTGGATCTAGTCTAGAATTGTACTCTAATATAATATGATACTTATCTATTTTTTCGTACTTTCTATTTAACATATTCCCAAATAATATGTGAAATTGGTTTTTTATTTTATTTCTAATAGACCAATGCTTTCCTGCAAAAAACTTATTTAAACTAACATCAATACCTTCCCACTCAAAAACAATCTGATCTTGTTCGTTATACATATTTAAATCTGTTTTTTGTTTTGACTCTACCATTCAACCAACTTTTAAATGTAGAGTAGTTAGCCCCTATTGAATCACAAGCATCTTTTGCACAAAGGTAAAATATGCCAGTATGTGTGTCTAATACAATTTTAGCATTAGGATTTTCCTCTTTATTATACTTACCTAATTTAGAATCAGATATCTTTTTGCGTTGTTCTGTAGTTCTTTTTTTTCCTCCAATCCCTATACTCATTTTTAATCTAACTTCTGGGGTGTATATTTTACTAAAATCTTTACCTTGCCTAGATTTATGCATTTTAGCTTTTGATTCATCGGTGTGCTTAAAGTTATGAACTCCTTCTCCACCATCAGTAAGGTTACATAAAGTTCCTTTGCCTAAATCTTTTCTGCCATATATAGAAATAAACTCGCTTTCCTTTTCTAATAATTCTTTTTTGCAATTACATTCCCACAATATTTCATATTTAAAATCCGTTTTAGATACTATATTTCTCCAAAATATATTTCTTTTTTGGGTTTGTCGAGCTCTTAAATAATTATTATTCTGCTTACTTATCCCTATATAGAATACTTCATTTTTATCAATCCTTATATGTCTATATACGTATCCCATAATAATTTTGGATTATCATTACTTAGTTTTAAATTGAATTATTCTTGAGTTGAACTCTTCTTGCACTTCTTTCCAATAACATTCGTCTGAAAAGTTTTTATGCTTACTATTTATAGCTAACTCTGTTAACAGGTATGAGATGATGGTAAGTCTTCCATAAGTGTCAGAAATTAACAACATCTCATCTACCCGTTCATTAGGTTTTAAATTTTTGGCATTTAGCATACCTTCATTCTTTTTCCTTGAAATGTAATATAGATATCGGTATCAATCGCAATATCATATCCGTTGGATGCTAAGTGCCTGACCATTCGGTCTAAAAGGAACAGGCTAATCTTATTGTCTTTGTTCTCAATACTCCACACGTGTTGTTTGCTTGTAAAGCCAGCAACCTGTGCGAACTCTAAGAGGTTCAGACCTAATTCTTTCCTAATTTCTTTTACTATTTTGGCTGTCATTTTCTTTTTCTTTAGCGAACTTTTGCTTTGCTAGTTCGATTTGATTTTTATAATAAGCATCTACTGAATGGTAGATATGCTCCATTACTTTGTTGTAGGTCGGCTCAGTCATATTATTTAAATGTAAAACGGATTGAAGATGAACTTGATTTGGATGGAGGAAAAAACTCGTTGATCTCTCCTGACTCAGAATCGACTACGGTGGTCTTTTCTTTGCACGCCTTAGCGAATGTTTCAATCTCTTTCAATTTAGCCGTAGCTTTATCCACAACTGCCTTCTGAGCAACCCAAGCAGATGACCCTGAGAAGTCATATTTAACTCCAGACTCAACCACTTTAAGTGTAGAACTTAATAGTTCAGATTCGCTATTATCAAACTTCTCTAGCTCAGACATAGCAAACCCCTTAAGCCCCTTTTCTATTTCCTCAAGTAAAAAAATATACTTGCGACACAACACTAAATCTTTAAGTGGATCCCCACCGTTAAAAGCTAAATCCTGTAAGTAGCTATTAACCATCCCAATCGACTCCGCCTTTGTAGCAGAGAAGATTGGGGATTGTTTTAATTGAGCAATTTCTGACATCTTAGAACGGTAAAGGGTTATCTTCTTTAGCTAAGTCAAACGCAGGCTCAGGGGCAAACTCTACAGGGTGATCGATTTCTCCTGCAGGCGATTCTGCTTGTGCAGATTGACCTTCTTGTCGGCTCTTAAAATAAGCCTGTAAATTATCGTAGGCATCTTCAGCCTTTTCATTTACAGATAACTCGATTGATCCACCTATAGTAAACACAGGAACACTATACTTAACAGATCCCTTCTTTGCATCTAAAGCTCCCGTAACCTCAATATAGGATCCTAAGAATGCCTTCTTATTTTCTTTCGAAAAATCAGACCAAGTCATTAACGCCGATCCTTTAATTGCAAGGTTTACAACCTCTCCATTTAAGAACAAATAAATGCTAGCGTGATAATCTCCGCCCAAGCCATTAACTTTTAGCTTTATGTCTTGGTAAAGACCCGTTGCTAACTCACCTCCTTTAAAAGAACGAACCGTTAATGAATCATTCTTAGTCGAGCGAACCTCGTTAGAATAAATCCCTGACGTAGATGGATCGTGCCATCCTTTGATTGTAGACATCTCGTCTAGGTGAATAAATTTTAAAGGAAGAGATAATTTCTTATTCTCCTTCAACTCCCTATCGTAGTAGGTAAAACATTTGTCATTTGAAGACCAAGAAAGGTACTTCTTAACAGGTGACTCTGTGCTACTCTTGTAAGCATCTGAACGTGCCATAATTTGTTTGGTTTTAAGTTATTAAAAAATGTATTCTTGGATTGGGGTTTCGAACTGAGCAAGGAATGCTATCCTGTTTGTCATTCGGTTTAACTTACGCTGAACGCTTGGTTTTAATTGACCTCTGCGATTCAAACTTTTGGGATCTTGTGCGAGAGCCTCTGCCTTGCAGAGCACGTCGCTGTATCGAGTTTTTCTCATATGTGTTGTTTGGTATAGCAAATGTAATAAAAGTTTTTTACAATTGCAATAGACATAAAAAAAATACCCCGCATAACAGGGTACTTTTCTAACCTCTAAACACAATTATGAAAAAACAAATAACATATTATCGATGGAACCCATATCGTTTCCTGATAACGGGCTCTTCGTCGGTGTAAGTTTCGTTTGATTTCGGTACTACAGTATATACAACTTTCGTGCCAGCTTTTTGTTGCTTTAATGTTGACAATTCTTCTTCTAATTGAATGATATCTTTCTTGAGTCTAGTTAGGTAAAGTATATTATCCATCTGCTCTTCTATCGCAGCATCTATCCAGTCAATAGTTGAATAATCTGTTCTATCTAATGTTATGCCATATTTAGCTATACCTATTTCAGAACGAGTTTTAATTTTATTTATTACCGACTCTACAATTGAATCCACCTTCGTTTCTTTATTCGACTCCATACTTCTTAAAAGTTTCGTTTATTTCGTTTAAGCAATTATCTCTATCTTCTTTCGGCAAATCCTCGATCTTCATACAAACCATAAATAAGTGGTCTGCTTGCTGTGATGCGGTAACTGCTGATTCAAGGTATTCTGCGTGCCCATCATTCCAAGTTTTTTGATCTTCAGGAACATTTTCCTTTGGGATACGCTTCATAAGTTGGTCGCTTTGGTGATCCAATTCTGATACTAAAATCTTTGTATACCGCTTGATATTTTGCATATACAAGTTAGTAGGCATAACACTCCATTCAATGAAGTCATACATACTTTGGCACTTAGCTAAATAAAGAGACAAATTGCGAGCCTCTTGATCAGTAATTTTTCTTGGGGTCTTTTTTACTTTCATTGTGTTAGTTATTAAAATGATAATTAATTGTTTCCTTATAAATCTGCCCTCCATTCTTCTGAAAGAACTTCTTGATCAGACCGTTACTTATCCCGAAAGCCTTAGCCTCAAAGATCATTTTACTTCTAGCTTCCTGCACCCATTTGAGTCTGCCACTGCGGAAGAATTCTAGTTTATGTTGATCGTGGAACGTGCCTTTAACAAACTTGATATGGTTATATACCATCTGATTCATTAACTTTTCTAGTGGAGGCTCTACAATATTTAATAGATTATAAGATTTTGTTGCCCTGTTTAATCTATTAACTGACAGGTAACCGCTCTCTCTTAATCTAACTAGTGATGGGTACTTGCAATAGGTACACTTAACTAACTTCCCAATGTTTGCGTCTAAGAATTCAATGTCAAACTTATTATTGCAGTTCGGGCATTGCGTCTTGTCTCCCTTCATCTATTATAACTCTTAATGATTCATCTAATCTGAGATTTTCCTGCAACTTATTGCAAACCATAGCGGTTAGTTGAAAGTATTCCTGCTCTGAGATATCGTACTTAGTTTGCATAACATCGATTCGACAAACGTCGGGTCGGTTCTCATACACTAAGCATTCATCGTTCTCTCCTAGCATTTCGCAGTGACCTTCAGGTGTTGCCCCAAAAGGGAAACCTTCTGCAAATTCGGGATCCATTCCAATGGCGAACCCAACCTTCTTGCAACAGGCTCCACATTTAGTGCAGGGAAAAATCATTAGAAGAAGTCGGTGTGAATAATTATTGGTGCGTTAGGAATATAAGGTAGAGATCGAGCAGTGTTGTACTCATAATTATCGATCGCCTCCTCATCTGTCATACCCTCCTCCATAAAACATTCGACGATGTCGTTTGCTGAGTACACTAACCGCATCGGATCGTGATTGGTATCAACACCGATTACTGCATTATCTAATCCATCAAGGATTGTGAACTCTTCGTCAGGGAAGTTGTCTAAGATTTGCTGAAGTTTGCTCATTGTTTGTTTGATTTATTCAAAGGTAATTAAAGTTTATTACAATATCAAGTATTCTTTTCTAGGTATTGCTTAAGGTGTCTAATTCTATTATAAGATGCCTGCTTTTCCCTGCCTTTATTATACTTTAGTCTTTCTAGGCTAGTAGAAACAAATATCAAATCATTATCGATCGTCTCGCCCACCCTATAGGTTATCCTCTTTGGTTCAGTATTGACTTCCAAATAGTTCTCAGCCCATAGTATTGCCTTTTCGTAGTAGTCAACTTTTTCCATTTCCAAATTTTTATTGCGTAAATATAATATTTCCCTATCTTAATATAGTTGACTAACCCCGATTTAATCTCAAAAGGAATTCGGTGGTATCGCTCACAGCGAACGATCCACCCGAACACTTTAATGTAGCAACCCTCTAATAACTTAAACTTATAGGTTCTAAATTCCATTGTCGGTAGTCTTTTCATTTTTATTTATAAGATATCGATTGATTGCTTTTACAATTTGTTCTTCTGAACTACCATAAATAGTTTTCCATTTAAAGTATTTTCTTTTCTCCTCCCATCCATCAGGGAAGTCAAAGAATTGAACGATACAATAATGGTAGTCACCCACTGATGTCATAATCAGTATGTTTTCGGTACCATCAATTGTTTTATACGGAACCTTAATCCGTGATAAATACTTTTTTGTTTTGCTCACAAGAGCGGTGCTAGTCTTCTGCATAATAATCATATTTTAAAAGAAAGGTTTGGATAAATGATTCGTCTGTATAAACGTAATTCTCGTCTGAGAAACGATTCTCGCCATCAACATAAGTCATTCTAAATTTTTTAACATAGCTAATAAAGTCACCAAGGATAAGGTGCGGGTCTTGGAGTTTATTGTTTATAGATTGTTGTCTCTCAACTCCATCCTTTATCCCTTGCTGATACGCTTCCTCCATTAGCGACTTAACTTCGCTAACGATATCTTCGATGGGATTTGTCTCCATACTATTTATTTGGTTGGTTAAACATTAAAGCGATTACATCTTGGTAATCTTTACACTCGATAACTTGATACTTCTCATTCTCTTCGTGAATCCAAACGAGGTATAGTTTACCAATCCTAAGATTAGTATTCTTTTGAATGATGAACTTATATAAGTTTAATTGTAAGCTATAAGCCTCGAACTCACACTCTTCAATAAAGGCGATAGGAGCGGAAAATCTTTTGCGATACTCAGAGTGCATCCGAATCTGACGATTGGTTTTGTAATCCCATATCTGCAACTCCCCAAACTTTTGGTTCCAAAACAATTGATCAACCATACCTCCGACGCCTAATTCCTTGTCACCTATTACCAACTCAGATGCGATAGGAACTAACGATTCCTTAGCCTCGTTATAGAAGTCTTCAAACATCCTAACGCATTCGTCGTACCGATCACGAATAACATCTTCGCCGAACTTAGCTATGACCAATTGCTCGTCGTATGGGAATACTTTGTTCTGCCAAAAGTTCTCAGCGTAGTTATGCACTAGCGTTCCCTTGATCGAGGCAAAATCTCGTTTGTAATCCCATTCGGCTAACACCTCATCGACAGATTGCCCTGTCTTCTTAGCGGTAGACTTAGCCATCTTAGGAGCATCAAACTTTGGCTTGAACTGACCTATGAATGCCGTTCCACTAGTAAGTTGTTGCTCACCAATAAAATATTTATGAGGCTCATCGTAATACTTTATATTACGGAACTTATTTAACTCCTTGTATACATTCATAACTTTTTATTTAGGTGTCATTTCTTTAAAAGGTTTTTACGTTTATCGGTATTAATAAGTTCTGAATAAAAGAAGATAGTTATCGGAATGATTAATGATATAACATTCATTGCTACAAACTTCTGCGTAAATCCTAAGTTGACCCAATAGTAAAGAATGTTAATTGTCCAAGATACTATTGCAAAAAAAATAGCTGTGTTCTTCTTACCTAACAAGGTGAATATTAATATACTACATTCCAAAGAGAAGGCGAATATCCAAGAGATAATGTAGTCTAATGTATTCTTCGTGCTAATCTCATAGAATACGTGCGAGGCGTGGGTGATTTGCGTAAGTAATGCAAACGCAATGGTGATGATAATAAACTTTCTCATAATTTTTCTATTTCTTTTTTAACTTCTTGCCAATAATTAAACTTAGCTTCAAATTCGTGATTATGTAAATTTGTAAGACAATCAAGTGAACATATTTCAAGAATCTCATCTACTGAAATTAATGCAGCTTCTTTGGCATAATGAAGAGAATCCTCCCAACCAAATTCACTATTGTACTGTCTTGTGCTTGGCGTAAACCTATATACTAATTCTTCTGCTTTTTCTTTAGGTGTCATAGTTTATCTATTTCTTTTAAGGTTTCATTCCAAAATTTTAATGCTGAATCAATACAATTCAACTTGATTTCTTTAATAAATAATCTCGCAACATTCTTTACTTCATCAAGGTGTTGCAATGATGTGCAAAACATAATGTCGTCGGTTAATTTCTGTGCTTGTTCTTTGGGTGTTGTTTGGTTGCTTGCCAAGTTGTTTATCAAAGAGTTATAATCATTTCTTTCATCCATTGTCTTGTTGTTTATTTAGGGAATAGCCTGATGTTTTGGGGAAAATTTCAGGGAATAGCCTGTTGTTTTATTTTATTAATTATCCAGTTAGCACCATCTACCCATTCAACTCTATATTGAATATTATCATCATCATAATCCTTGCTGTAATCATTCTGTAGTTTAGGGGGATTTACAATAAATGATTCTTTATCTATCTCATCATCACTTGGTAGTTCGATAGGGGTATAATCTTGTAATAAAAAATCTGTTTTTAGCCAAGGGGAAATTCTTGCTTCAATCATTGCGTGTTTTACTTGCTCTTCTGTATATAGCTTCATTTGTCTTGTTTTTTTAAAAAGGTGAAATAGTTACATCCTTATCAAAGGTTGCATCCATTGATTTAATTGCAGAATTCTGATATGCTACCTTAGGTTGTGTGAACCCAAATAGTTCTGACTCCTCATCTGCTACTCGGTTGGTCTTTACATCCACATAGCGAACGTAGTCACCTACCACACCATCCCGATTCTTTAATATTACATATCGAAGAGTGTAGTCGAAGACAATATCACTTGAATTACCCGACTCCTTAGCATCCACATACTTATAGTAATCGTCACGGTACAAGCCAATTACAACACTTGCATCCTGCTCGATATTTCCTGACGATCGAAGATCAGATAATTGTGGGTGCCTATTGTTACGCTTTTCAATATCACGCGATAATTGAGACAAACAAATAATTGGCAACCTCAGTTTCTTAGTTAGCTTCTGAATCTTATTGGATACAGAGGATACCTGTGCAAAGTCTGACTGCTCACGGATTTGATTATCTCTTATCAATTGTAAATAATCTATAATTACCAACTCGATTTTATTCTTACGAACCTCCGCAGTTAGGATGTTTGATAGGTAATTGATATCACGATTATCTGAGTCGTAGAAATATATAGGCAACTCCTTTAACATTTTAGCACGGGATAGTTTAATCTTAGCAACGTCATCAGGTGTAATGCGATTAGCTTTGATGTCAGAATAGTTGTACTCAAATGCCTCCGAAGAAATAAATCGATACATAAGCGACTCCTTTGGCATTTCTAGGCTAAGGAATAATACCCTCTTGCCTGACATCGCCGCAGACTTAGCGTGCTCTAATCCAACAATTGTTTTTCCCATAGAAGGGCGTGCCGCTATCACTGCCATTCCCTCCTGCCATCCACCCAACGCATAGTTTAATTTGCGTGAGCCCGTGTCAATACCCGAGAACTTCGTGTTACCTGCGTTAGCCTCCATCTTAACGATTACCTCGTCAAAAACCTGACCTATAGAATAAATTTCTGTTGATCGTGATCCATCTTGTAGCTTAGAAACCCCTTGGTCAATTATGCTAGCAATAGTTAGTGAGTCAGAACCTCCAACCAATCCATTCTGAATATTGATAGATATATCAGAAAGGTGACGTAGACTTTCTAGCTCTTTTAGATCCTGACCCGCCTGATTAATATCAATACTTCTCTTAGGTAGCAATGATAAAACCTTAGATGAGTCAATGTTCAACTCTGATTCTTTTGATTTAAGAGCACGAAATACATCATAGCGTGTGAACACCTTGCCAACAGAAGATAACTCAACACAGGTCGAGAATGACGCCTTCATTAATGGGTCGGTAAATGATTCAGAAGTTATGATTCTATTAACTTCGGGAATCGAGTGCGTGTGCTCTAGTAAGTAGGCTATTACGTCTTCTTCTAGGAGCGTGTCAATAAGTGGGTTTAGATTTATTACCATCCTTCGGGTATTTTAATTTCAAATGCGGAATTATCAATTGGTTTGCGTTCGATTTTTACATCGTTAGAAATGGGTTTAATAATTGTATCATTCCATCCCTCGTTATTCAAGTAGTTGTATGGGTTTCTCCTATAGCGTGGCTCAGGGTTTGCCTTAACGTAATCTGCTACAACTGCTAGTATTTTATCCTTGTCTATTCGACGAATAAGTTTCCACTTAGTGTAGCACTTCTTTTTATCGATGTTCTTATCGTAGGTTTTCCAAAACGTTTCGAAGCCATCATCTACTATTGAAATCTCAGCCTTTATCTCTTTATTTATCTCTTTACTATTATCTTTATATATATGTGCTAATGTAGTGGGGGAGGGTATGCTAATCTGTTGGGGGAGGGGGGGCACTGTATTAGCAGGGGGGGGCAACTGTGTTAGCAGGGGGGTAGATAGCTTTAGTTCCCTTATTTCAACCTCCTTATTATCCCTGTACTTGACTAACCTCGTGATCAAATTTAACTCTTCCAACCTCTTAATTAACACCCTTACCATAGCACTTGAGATGCCTAGGCACTCGCCTATGTATTGATTACTAGCAAAGCAATGACCCTTCTGATGTGAAAGGCTTGCAACTAAACCTAGAAGCAGTTTGTGATTCGGTGTGATATCTTTTCTAGAAAGCACTTCCGATGGGATGATGGCGTACCAACTCATATCTCTTTCAATTTGGTTTCGTAGAATTTTATATCCGACACTAATTCTTCAACTCGCTTAAGCAATGGCTCAAATGCCTCCATTTCAGGAGTTGCATACGACAATGCCTTTTGGTATTCGGCTAAGTCAATTTGGCTATGAACCAACTTTACTTTAACGACAGCCAAAAATGCCTCAGTTTCTAAATCCATTAGCGAAAAAAGTGCCCAAGCCACTTGAGGGAAGTGAACTTGGGCGATAGGTTATTACCTATGTTTCGAACCCTGCCCCTCAACAAAGTTCCAAACGGTGAATGCAAATGTAGTAAAAATTATTTACTAATCTTTACACGCTTACAAGAATAAATATTCATTATCGGTATGCCGATGGTCATATTCAAAAGCGTAGGGTGCGTAAAGATTAACGTACGAAAATCCTTTGTCGCATCGATATAGTTACCCACAAATGATTCAAAGCCTCGCTGACCTAGTCTATATTCGACTTCGTAAAGGATATTGACCCCGCCTAATTGGCTAGGGAATAGGTCACTTGTGTTAACGTTATGACCCTCAATCTTATAGATTGGAATAACCTTTTGATCGACCGCCGAGTCTACATATAACTTCTCTAGTTTACCATCCTTGTCACGGTATCCCCGATCGATAGTAATGAACTTGCTACCTAAAAATGTTTCCTGTACTGTTCTTGAATTTGTCATTTGATTTATTATTTAAAATTATTTATTTAAGATTTCACTATTTTCTTTTACTCTTAACTTCAGGTTTTGTAGGTACTCGTAATCTGTCTTCCAACCGTACAATTTACCTTCTAGATTCCAAGCATAAACCTCGAATCCGCCATTTACTTTTAGCCAACCAATTACTTGGTGACCTTCGCTTACATTCGTATTAATCGCACCTATAATTACCTCGCCTCCATCGGCGGTGACCACATCGTACCATTGCGATAGGTACATAGTATGGGAGAATGGTATTAATTCTTTCTTATTCATTACTTGCGAGTTAAATATAAACAACCTGTGATTGGCTCAATATAACTTGTGTCAAAGTTATCTTCCCAAGGCAATGTAGTTGGGTCGTTAGGTGAGACGACAATGGGTTTATAAACCTCAACATCATTCACTTCCTGAGCCTCCGCCTTAAGTGTTATGTTAACCCAAATTATCATTACGCAGGTAATAATAATAGCTAATATTAAGCCTTTAATAACGATCAATTTATCTTCCATTATTTTTATCGTTTTGCAACCCAATTAGGTGCGATGAATAAATTAAAATAAATAGGCTTACTAGCCCTATCCCAAACAAATCGTCTTTAAGCGATTCATCTGCGGTAAATGTGCAACCACCTGCCGATAACATTATGATTGCAATAGAGGTCAATTGTAGTAACTTCATTAGTATACAACGATTAAATAGTAAGCTAAGCAAGCGAATGCAAAGCACACTAAGATTTCAAAAAACTCCGAATAGGTTGGTTTCATTAGAATTGGTCTTTAGAGATTAACTTAATTGATATAGGTAGTGGGTTATGATAATCAGATGTATCGCACAAATTACTTAGTTCGTAGATACTGATTTCAAGTTCATCTTCATACAACAGATGGATGTCAAATATCTTATCATCCATCCTGAATGTGCCCCACCAATCGAGGTCGCCATCCCATTGGATGACTTCCTCGCAGGCTATCTTGTTTACCCTAGCCGATGCTAGAATCTTATGTGTGAACGGATTCACCAACAGGTTGAACTTTATCATAAGTATTGCTTGATTATTTGTCTAACAAGGGTTGTGATGTGCTCAAACGCCTCACCATCTTCTTTGGTTATCTCTCCTAGGTACTGAGCATCATTGCCTTTCCCTGTCATTTGATAGATAGTTATAGAGTACAACTTATCTGTAATCTTTACCGTTGCTTGGTAGTGTTTCCCACCGAACAGAATTTGAATCGTGAACCAACGTGTGTTGGATAATATATTAATCTCAGGAGGCATAGCCCACATTTCCTGAACGAATAACCGAACGTCGGTATTGGTCAGGTACTTGTGAAGGTGCTTGAGAATCTCAGCGTCACCGTATACTTGGGCTAGCTTGTTATAGGAATCGACATTCTCATTATCGATTCCCTCTGCGTACGCCATAGGCGTGTAATTTAAATTACTCATATGTTTGGTTTTAAAATGTTGCTCGTGGAATTAATCGTTGCGGTGAAGATACTCGTGGATGCAGTCGTAAAGACCCGCCTCGAGATCGTTATAGTCAGAGTCTAAGAACTCTGCGTATTCAGCCTTACGCTCCTCGAATTCAATATCGTATTCGGTGTCGTGAGGGTTGATAATATCTGACAACTTGCAGAAAAGAAAGAAGTCGTAACTAAGGTTTTCCATTACTAGATTTTTCATTGGATTAAATTTATAGTTGAACATTATGTTTGATTGCATATCTTACCATCCAAGCTACCTGCTTAGCAGATACATTCCCTCTCCAAAACAATACGTCGCACATATCTTTTATGCGAACCCCCTCAAGCCATTCTTCTTGAGAGTAATCTTTTACCGCTCCCGTGGAGTGGCTCATCTTCTTTGCCTGCTTTTTAATCAAATCATTTAACTTTGATTGGAAGGCGTGATTTGGTGTGCTGAGAACCTCAGTGAATAACTCAGCATCGGTTTGTGCAATTGTTAAATTTGCCATACGATTTATGTTTAGTTTAGTGATGCCTGAAATTAGGCTGAACCTAGAGGCAGAATCGAACTGCCCCTTGCTCCAAGCTAGGTTGTTACTCTTCATATATCCCTGTGAATAAATCCTCCCATCCATCGACAAATCCCCTAGTATTGTATAAACGCTCGGGTTGCGGCTCTCTGTATTCAGGGTCAGGATGAGGGGAATAAAGTTCTCCGAACAATTCAGATAACTCATTGGCTAACGCCACGGCTTCATCAAAGGATAAGCCATCTGTGTGGGTGTTGTACTCGTGGTCACAAACTTTCCAAGTTCCTTCCATATTGATTTAGCGGTTGACCTATACACCACAAGGTTTTAAGTTAATCTAAAATTAATTTAACGTGATATGTATCTACGTCTCCGTATTTATCTAGGGTATATTTCTGCCCCTTTACTAATAGCTTTTCGGGTATTGGTTGATATTGTATTGATTCTATCATATCCTGTAGCGTTATCCTATACTCACGAAAATTAAATAAAGAAGAATAAGCCATAGCTATAAAGTCTCCTTTTTCATTAAGATACCAATCCAAGAATTTTTCTCGGTCAATTAGCAATGTATCGATTAAATCGTATGTTCTCATAACAATATCGGTTGACCTATACACCGCAAGGTTTTAAGGGTTAGTTGTCGTATCTCCAAGAGTTCTTACTCTCACATCTAAGCGATTGAATTTCGCTCATCTCATCCATAGCCAACTGCTCAATTGCAGTACCGCTTAAGTCTGTGTCTAGGCTTAAATCCCTAGCGTACCATTCGCTAATCGGCTCGTAGCCGTAGGTCTCTAGGATGCTATTGAATAGCTCCAAGTTCTTGTCAAGTGTTGTCATTAGATTTGATTGTTTAGTGCCCACGCTAGGTGTGCGGTGTCTTCATAATTATCTAGTGAAACCTTTATTCTACGCAAACCGTAAGGGCAGGCATCCAACCCGTATTCGCAGGTGTAACCTACCTTATTCAGTTGCTGAACAAGTAGTTCGCATTCGTCATAATCCATCGGGTCACCGTAGGTCTCAAGTACATCCTGTACAATCTTTGATTGCATCTCAGGGTATTCAAATAAATCAAGCATACATTTGTGTTTAAAGTGAGAACCTAGAAGGGGAATCGAACCCCTTCCTGCTCCAAGCTAGGTTAAAATATTGGATGCCATCTGCTACCATTTGACATCGTATTTAGTGCAGATGAAATTGATTACTTCATCTAGGTCTTGACTCCAACCGTTGTACTTCAACACGTTGCTCTCCTCATCTTCCGTTGACAATTCGAAGTCTTCTAGAACGGTTACAACTCTCGTATCCTGCAGGCTAGATTCCCAAGCATCACAGGTGTTATTGTTTATCTTAGTGCGTAATGCTAGTAACTTTTCAAGAACTGAGTCATTCTCGGATTTAATCTCATCAACTGTATCTTCTTTTACGTATTTCAAAGCGTTCTCATACATAGTCTCCCGCTCCTTATCGTCTGATGTGAAGTGGTTAATGTAATTTTGGATAATCATTAATTTGGTTTCTGAGCTAGTCATAATATGTGTTGTTTAATTGCCCAACGTCGGGCTGAACCTAGTAGCGGAATCGAACCGCTACCTGCTCCAAGCTAGGTTAAATTGTAGGCTTAATCTTTGTATACTCGATACGCTTTAACATTAAAGCAAAGTCGATAGACTCTAACGCAATCTCGCCTTCTGTAACGAATGAACCGAAATTTACAGGCGTTCCATCCGCCTGCATATTAATGAAGTACATCCCATCCCATAACTCCTTAGTCACCTCCTGAGCCCAAGTGTTGAACTCCTTAGATGAATTGATTTCGATAGAGATTATACCCTTGTAACCTCTCTTAGCTTTTGTGTATGTAACTAGCATAACATATGTGTTTAGAATGCCCGAAGTTGGGCTGAACCTAGAAGGGGAATCGAACCCCTTCCTGCTCCAAGCTAGGTTAATGTACTAGGTAAGAACAACCTTGAATCGAACCAATACCTCTTGGTCTGTGCCGTAATCGTCTTCTTCAAAGTTGATGTGGTCAAAGGTAATGTGAACAAATCCGTTTGACTCGTTCACTTCGCAAGATACAACCCTGAAAATGCGATAAATTTCCTTCACTAGATCATTTGAAAATTTGCCCTGAAAATCGATTGAACTAGACCAAATCGAGATGGTGTAAATTTTAGAGCCATTAGCTATAGATTTAATGTCAAGTGCATCTGAAACGATTGACATTGAGGATAATTGAGTGGAAAACTTTGATGAATAATTCATAATAGTGTTTGTTTAATGCCACGACGTTGTGGCTGAACCTAGAAGGGGAATTGAACCCCTTCCTGCTCCAAGCTAGGTTATGATAACAGACTTGCTATCGTTAATAATCCTGCAAGCACTCCCACTTGCATAAGGAACTCCTTTACATCTGACCAAGATTTCATATTAGCGTCGATTTTGATTAAATGAATTTTTCTTGTCGTTTGCTATGTCAACGAAGATAGCCTCAGCCATTCCTGTCATAATCACCGTAACCACAAAGAAGATAATTCTAAAGATTGGCTCACAGGTTGCTAGGGCTTTAAAATCCCAATTGAAAAATACGACTAAGATGTAGTTAACTACTGCCGTTACTGCGAATGTTTTTACTGCTGATTTCATTTTATTAAGTGTTTAGAAAGCCACATCGTTGTGACAGAACCTAGAGAGGGAATCGAACCCTCTCACGCTCCAAGCTAGGTTGAAATTAAGACCATTCTAAATCAGTCAGCGAGATTGCACCTTCTGTCAAGCCAATCATCTGCTCTAGTGTAACCAAAGCAGTAATCCACCCACCCGATGTCTCGTCTATGTAGAAGACGTTCTTGTGAGCACGGTAGATGTTGCGTGTAATCAAACCAAACTTCCAATCGATGTTGGTTTTAAGCGGGATGTTTTTAGGATTTTCCATACGGTTTATCTTTAGGATTAGATTAGGTAAAAAATGATTCTGTTGTCTGCTGAATCACTGTAAGTCGTGAAGCCAATCTTACGCTCCGCAGTCGGTTGATTCGGTAGCGTAGGCAAGAATGAAACTTGCGTGTTATTCGCCATCAATGTCTTCAGGTACAACTCGTGAAACTTGGTCGTAACGAACACCGATATGCAGTGCTCGTCTTTGTCATTCAGGGATACCTTAGTCTCTACTTGGCAATCCCAATGCTCGAAGCCGAAGTCAAAGATTTGACCAATCGCTTCCTTGATGATTCTCTTTTGTGTTGATTCTGATGTGTTCATAATTGTGTTGTTTATAACCACGACGTTGTGGCTGAATCTAGGAGGGGAATCGAACCCCTCCGTGCTCCAAGCTAGATTGTTACTGAATGAACTGCTTTGCCTCCTCTGCCCAATCATCGTTTACTAGATGCCAATACGCTACGTTCAGGTGAATGATGTCGTATTCGCCATTGTTCTCGATAGTCACAAATCCCTTCTTTACTAGAGAACCAAGAGCCCCACGAATGATTGATGTAGAGATGTTCAGGTGATGGCTAATCTCACTTGCATCTACGTCAGAAAATCCCGCCTCAGCGTATAACTGACTGATAAATGAATCTAAGACTAACGTCTCTAATGTTGTCAAGTTTAATCCTGTTGTGTTAATCATAATAGTGTTTGTTTAGTGCCACTGCGTTGTGGTAGCGATTACAGGGGGAATCGAACCCCCGCCGTTGACAGGCACATACCAAAGTGTAATCGTAAGCATAACCCTTGCTTGTGTGGGCATTTTGTAACCGCCTTTAATGACGAGCAGGTTCAGTTCACAGAACCTTGCATAAAATCTTCCCATAAAACGCGGAACTTTTAACCCTCTGCTCATTATCGTTGCCCTTTATGGAGAGACAACCCGCATTGTTATGCGGTCACGGGTGCATCGGTATCTAGCCTAGCTGACCTCCGTGATTCGACCATCGTATGTATCAGGTCGGGATGATTTATACACCTTCCCAAGTGCCTAGCGTGGTTAGCTATGTGGTGCTTTCGAGTTACTAGGAGAGTCTGTCAATTTCGACGCCAATTTCAACAGGTGGCTCTCGTTCACTTTACTTGTCAGCAAGCCTCTCGTTCGAGGCAGGTCGGTGGCTCTCTGCCGAACCGATGCCCAAACATATATAGGGAGATTATTACCTCCAAATCATTGATGCAAAGTTCTTGATAAAATACAACACTTTCTTGGTTATTCGCAGACTTATTTTCACAAAATGCCCTAAAAACGCTAAAAACGCACAAAAATAATTGCACAATTCTCAGCATTTGTCTGAAAAATAAACTGCATTTAAACGCAATCAGGGCACATTGCCCTCCTAGGAAGGTAGCACCGTTTACAATGCCCACAAATTAGCCCAATTCTGACTATAAAAACGAGACTCATTGCTCATACGCAATGCAATGGCACTTAGCCTTGTTTCCTGTACGCAAAGTGACCTGCTCCAAAGGTTGACCCTGTGGCAACGGATAACTGCGACAAAGGGGAGTTTATTCAACGATATACTATGCGTTCAACACAGGGCAAAGGATGAGGTCACAGGGCGTACTATAGCAGGGGAATCAGACAGATATCAATCGCCATAGGTTGCACCTACGAAATAGGAAGGGTTTGAGAGGGGATAATTCCCTTTCGACAGGCATCCCCTCGGGGGGGGTTTCTTCCTTGGAAACTGAGGCAAAAGTATTCCTTTGGAGGGGGTGACCTGTGGGAAAAGTAACTGCGTCGACAGGTCTGCGGAGGCGAGGTGTGGGAGGGGGTATATTGGAATCATAGAGGCGTCAAAACCTGTGCCCGAATTCCGAATTTCGAAAAGTCAAATCGAACCCCACTCGGTCGCCAAAAGGCGTTTCTCGATTGGATCGCCGACCCGCCCGATTATATATATAACCTTTGACACACAACTACTTAGAAAATTTTTTTATAATTTTTAGGTGGTCACAAAATGCCCGCACTTGCAAATAGCTTGTTAATTGTATAACTTTGATATTACAAACCAAACAATAACAAAAATGCTTACATACGACTTGAAGCAGTCAACTCCGAACGCAGTCATTGTAGAGGTCGGAGCTGTTCTAGATGACACTGTTCAATACGGTTCGTTAACTATACACATAGACCCAGAATTTAAGCCCACAGAGCACGCTAGAATATATGGTGTTGTAAAGGCGGTACCTAAAGGTAAGTGTTATAACGAGGAGACTATAGAGATCGAACAAGAGGTAATGGTAGGGGATAAGATATACTTTCATTATTTAACAACATCAGATGAGACTAATCGTATATACGGTAACTATTATCGTGTGCCTTATTTCTGGATTTTTTGTATTGTTAGAGATAGTCGTATCATTCCTGTTGGTGGCTGGTCACTTTGTGAGCAGATTACTGAGCAAGAAGAATCCTTTAATGAAGTACAGGTTGGCAACCAGAAAATTTCAGCAATCTTAAGTGCAAGTGGGTTAGTAACGGGGATACAAAAAAAGAAATCTGAGAGATATGCAAGACTTGCTCACATAGGAAAACCATTAGTTGGTAGAAATATTTTGAATGTAAATGTTGGTGATGAGGTAATCATAAATAAAAATTCACATTTTAAAAATAAAATTGAGGGTAAAGATTATTACACAGTAAGGCAAGATGATATTTTGGGAAAAGTTTTAAATTTATAAATAAAAATAATGCGTATATAGGGCTTAAACAGTGTTTTTGGGTACCCCTCCCCCAACACATTAGCATACCCCCCCGTACTACATTAGCATAC